CGCCATCGAACTGTCGCGGAACTGGAGCGTGTCCAGGTCGCTCGCGTTGTACCCGTATTTGGCACCGACCGTCTCGTAGAAGAAGATGTGCAGCTTGTGGATGCGCTTGATCTTCCCCGAGAGCGTATCGGCCTCGACGCCCGTGTTGAACGGGAACGTCCGAAGCCCGGCGCTGTACGGGAACCCGACGTGGACCACGCTGGCCTCGAAGTCCAGGTCGATTTGGCCGTTCGACACCACGCGCTGCGGGTGCGCTGCACCGTCCGCCAGCACGTCGACGGTTTCGCCTTCGAGGTGATCGAGCCCGGTGATCGTCTGGGTCGGGGACCCGTCGTAGGTGAGCCCGCTGTCCACGAAGAACGCGTCCTCGATGGGCTTCTCGTCGTTCAGCCAGGGCTCCTGCATGAACTCGACGTAGCGCACCGGGGTGCCGTTCACGTCGCGGCGCACCACCATCCAAATCTGGTCGAGGTTGCCCTCGGTGACGTTGGTGATGCTCTCGATGAACGCGTCACCGCCGTTGAAGGTCCCGCCGATGGTATGCTGGTGCCACGCGAACACCTCCTGGTCGCTCTCGATGGTGAACCCGATCAGCCGGGCGTCGTTCCGCAGCGCCCAGAGGATCGAGTTGCGGTTCTGCTGGTAGGCCAGCCGCACGATGCGGGGCCGCAGCAGATGCTCCGACACCACCGAGAAGTCCCGCGCCCGCAGGCCGTCGATGTCGAAGTCGAACGCGAGTTCGCGGATCACGCGGTTGCCCCGCTGCACGAACATCAGGCTGTGCCCGATCTTCGCCGGGGGCACGATGTCAGCCGAGCCACGGTTCGTGTTGCGCTCGGCCTCAATGCTGTTCGGGCTCAGCGGGTCCGTGGTGGTCGCTGCACGGATAAGGAACTCGGCGCCCGAGGTGCCTACCGCGAGCCCCGCGTTGAGGCTCTCCATCCAACGAATCGCGTTCACCTGCGAGGCCGAGATCGTGATGTTGATCGCGTCGTCGTTCGACACGGTGCCGTCCCGCGCCGAGGGCTGGAACAGGTCGAAGTCGGCCACAGCCGAGAACCAGATGTTCTGCGGGTTCGTGTCGGTCGCGCCGAACACCAGCCGCTGATCGTGGAACGTGACCACCTGGGGCCAGCCGGTCGTGCCGGACCATTCGCCCAGGCGCCAGTCCGCCGTGGCGTTGGTGTTGTTGAAGCCGTCGCCGCCCACAACGATGTCCACCTCGGTCGAGGAGTTCACATCGACGATCTCGGCCCAACCCCAGGTGCCGCTCTGCTTGAGCCGGGCCACGCGGCCAACGTCCGTAGCCAGGAACCCGTTGCCGTCGTTGATCCCGACCGTGCTGGACGCGGTGAGCGTGCCACGGGCGTTGGTGGAGGAGACGCTCGGGGTCAGCGTGGTCGGCGTCTGGTTCACGTCGCGGTACGGCCCGTTCATGTACGGGAACTTCACGAGCGAGAACTCGGTCGGGCTGAACCGCTTGAGTTGGTACGGCCCGTGGTCCGGATGGCAGACCCACATGATGTCGGCGGACTGCACCCACTTGAGCGCGAAGATTTCCGTATCATCCCAGGGCGTGCCGATCTCGACCGGCACACCGTCCAGGATTTCCACGTCGTCGATGTCGATCAGACCCTGCTGGTTGTCGGTCGTCTCGAACGCGAGGTGCATCGTGTTGGTGCCCTGCGGGTCCACGTCGATGACGTGCCAGCCGGGCGCGAGGTTGTTGTCGTACAGGTCGTTCGCGCCACGACTGGAGCCCACCTTCACGCGCGTGAGGAACCGCTTGCTATCGGTCGCGTTCTCGATGCGGAAGGCGATAGTGTGGACCGTATCCGTGTCGGTGATCGAGATGTCCTGGTGCGCGATGGCGTGGTCGCTGCCACCCGCGTTCAGCGCCAAGCGACCGTTGCCGCGCGAGGTGTGGCCGATGTTCGCGGCACCCTGGCTGTCGTCATCCCACCCGGAGATGTCGCTGTCGAAGGTCCCGTTCGTGATCGAGGCGCCCGACACACCGTTGGTGAATAGCTGGCCCTCGTTCACGAAGAACCGCATGTAGCCGCCACCCATCTCCAGGACGTACGTCTCCTCAACGGAGAACTCGAACGGCAGGAGCCGCGTGGGGTTGTCCTGCTTCGTCTCCGCGACGAACTGCGTGCCGGGCCGCTTCATGACCCCGCCGTGCGGGATCACGATCATGTTGTTGAGTTCCTCCACGCCGTTGAAGAACCCCTGGAAGTCGATCCGGCCTTGCAGCCGGGGGCTCAGTTCGCCGCGCGTGAAGTTCGTCTGAACGTAGTCGAAGCGGGCCATTACGTGTCGATGTCCCTCCAGTTCGGGTCCGGGAACTGATGCGGAGCCTCCAGGCGGCTGTTCAGCCACAGGTCGGCGTCGAACATCTCGCCGGGCTCGTCCATCGCATCAGCGGTGCGAGCGTCCTGGAGCTTCTGGGTGTAGATTTGCCACGCGTCGTTACGGGCCTCGCGGCTCTGCACCAGCGGCACAGCGACCTCGCTGGCCAGCCGGGCAGCGACGGCCTCGCGCAGCAGCGCATCCCACTTGGACGGGTCCTGCTCGTCCTTCACGTACACGATGTGCAGCGGGGACCCCATATCCGTCAGGATGCGACGGCCTTCGATCTCGAACCGAGCGTAGCGGGGGTGGGCTCCGTTGATCCGCACAAGCCGGAGCCAGTCGGCGGGAAGCTGGTACTGCTTCTGCCAGCCAAATGCAGGGGCTTGGGCCAAGGCGCCGAGCTTGGTGCGGGTCTTGGCGCTATTCCACGGATGGTCCCTCAGCACAGCTTTACGCACGGTATCGTACCGCTCGGATACGACCCGTGCGCTTCGCGCGTCGTCACTGAACGACGTGATCGGCAGTTCACCGATGATGCTGAGGGCCGTATTGGCGACCTCAACCTTAGACGCCATGATGCCCTCCTAGAGATGAGAGAAGGGGGCCGAAGCCCCCTCCCCTTAGTCCACGACGTACTGGAACTGGACGTTCACGTTGCCGGAGCCGGTAGCTCCGCTGGAGGTCAGGATGACCTCGATCTGCGCTGGAGCGTTCCCGGCCTTCGAGTAGCCGAGGAGTTCCCACAGCGCCTTCGGGGCGTCAGTGGCGTAGGTGAAGCCAGCAGAGGCGCCGTCCGCGACGACCTCGTTCTGATCGGCGCTGGACAGGTCCATGCCGTCCACGAGGCCGTCCGTGTCGTTGGCGTCACCGATGTCCTCGTCGGTCATGCCACCGACACCATCGGTCGCCACCTTCACCTCGATGATCCGGGCGTTACGCGGAAGCCACGTCAGCCGGACCACCTCGCCATTACCCGGATTGCCGCTGGAGGCGCTGAACGTAGCCAGCGCACTCCGAACACGACCCCCGAGCGAAGCGGCGTCCACCTTACCCCGAATGGGGTTGGCGAACTCCTGGTACTGAGTGCTTTCGACATCAGCCATAGCTCAGGTCCTCCTTACGCCTTCGGGCTGCACTTGATCTCGACCACCTTCTCCTCCTCAAGGCGGGTCGCGCCCATCGAGGTGGAGTAGTAGATGTAGGTCGAGTACCGCTTGTCGGGCCGCTCGCTGATGCGGGCGGTCGGAGCCTGAGCCTCGGCCATGCCCATGCCGCTGCGGACATAGACCGGGACGCGGACATCGCCGGAGCCATCCGTGTTCAGAAGCTCGGTGTGGACGAAGTTGAAGCCCATGAAGGTGTTCACTTCGCCGTTCACGAGCGCACGAACGGTGTTGAAGTCCGCCGAGGTGATCTCCTCAAGACCAAGCAGGTCCTCGGTCTGATCCGACTTCACGACGATGGTCGGCGTCTCAGCCTCCAGATCGACGTTGTTCTGCCGCAGGATGCCACGGGCCTGGATCAGCTTCTGGATGTTGAGGCCGTTCGCACTAGAGCCACCGCTGTTGGAAGCACTGGAACCGACCGTCGCATCGACCTGCTGACCAGACGGGAAGCTGACGGTGGAGTTGCCCTCCTTGCCGACGACCGCATCCGAGAAGTAGTTCTCGATGATGATCTCATCGACCTCACGACCGATGGCCCAAGCCGCGTTCTGGCTGTAGGCGCTCTGGGGGTCGATCAGGGTCTTGAGGCGGTCGAAGTCGTCGATCAGGTCGCCCCACTCGATGTCGATCAGCGAGACGCGCCGACGCTCGTGCGGGGTGTCCACCTGCGGGCTGTCAGCGTGCCGCGTGGTCACGCGCTGCGCCTCCGTGGGACCGATCTGGTCCATGAAGGCAACTTCGCCCGTCACGTTCGGCTCCTGCATCACGGTGTCCCGCAGCTTCGACCCGCGCTGCTGCGAGAGCATCATGATGTTGTCACCGAACTGCTTGACGAACGCAGTGGAAATCTGGTCGCTCATCGCAGTCTGTCTCCTCTGCTCGGTTGACTACCCGGAAATCGTTTCCGGGTGGCTCTCTCCAGCGTTCTCCCTCGCTACGCGCGGGGCGCTGCGTAAGGACGGGGCCGCAATGCGGTTGTCCCTGTCTACTGGAGAGGTGAGGGCGCGGGGGTTGGTGTCAACCCCCGTTCGGTTTACTGATCCGGGTACGCGTCCCGGTACAGCGCGTTCATCTTCTCGACGGCCTCCTGGTGACCCTCGGAGCGGCTGTCGAGGTACTTCTGCATGAACTCGGAGTTCTGCCGGAGTTCAGCGATCTCCTGGTTCGCCTGCTCCGGCGTACGCCCGAACTCGCCCTTGGCGCTGCCGCCGATGGTGTCCTCGGAGAGTTGCTTGCCCATCTCCGCGAACGCCCTCACGACAGCCGGGTGGTTCCCGAGGCCGGTCTGGTCGAGGACCTGCTTGAGGTCGTCACCGCCGAACTGCTCGACCGCCGTCTTAGCGGCCTGCATACTCTCGTCGAAGGCGTTGCCGAACTCCTTGCGAAGCTGCTTCTCGGAGTTCTGCCGGAACTCCTCGGCACGCTCCTGCATCTGGGCGACTTCCTTCTCACCGACGCCCTCGACGTACCAGGAGAACAGGCCCTTCACCTGCTCCTCGGAGAGGCCAAGCTCGTGGGCCTTCTGCTTGAACTCCTCGGTGAACTCCTCGTTCGGCTGGAACGTAGCGTCCTCCGCGAGGTTCGGGAGCCCGTACTCGGAGGGGTCCTCGGGGATCGTCCCCTGGTTCTCGTTGGCACCCTGGCCGAGCTTGCGCTCAAGCTCCGTGTAGCTCTTGGCGAGATCGTCCACGGACTTGAACTTCTTGAGGCTCTCCTGCTGCGCGAGTTCGCTGTCGGAGAGGCTGTCAACGATGCTGCCTTCGCCTCCGGCGCCCGCGCCGCCAGTAGCAGCGGTGGACCCCGGCTCGCCTCCAGCGTCACCGGAGCCTTCACCGCCACCATCTTCCGTAGCCGCGCCGCCTTCCTCGGCGGGAGCCATCGGGATGGAGGTTGTGGCTAGAAGCTCTCGGATGGTCATGGTTTACTCTCCTTCGAGTTCTGCGTGAGCCTGCCGGACCTTCTTCTGGAACTCGGCA